CGAAGAAGCTAGTGATGGAGATTACTTCAAGATATACGGAGAAAGAGACAATGATGCAGCCGCTTTTGAATCTTATATTAACAATAGAATCAACACGTCTACTGATGACATCATAGTTATGTATGAAGTTGAAGTCTACGAACAGGTTGGTATATCTCAAATCAAAACTTACGATACTACATTTACACAAGTTCTAGATTTCGACACACCTATTACATTTAGACCAGTTATCATGAACGGTAACGTAGCTGTAAATTTCTCCATAGATGTCACTATGAGAATAGTTAATGAAACCGATAACACACAGATAGTTAAGAGAGCTAGTGTTACTTTCGATAGAGCAGCTAAGTATGCTAAGCGTATGCAATCCGTTAGAATTAACTCAGCTACTAGGTTGACTGAAGTTTTCAATACGCTTCCTAACCTATCTGCTAACAGAGCGGTTAGAGGTCTTATCAATAACTCATTACCAAAGTCTACTAGATACGTACCAGCATTTGTTGAAACAGCTAATATAGTAGCAGCTAACGTTCCAGTGAGCATAACTAGTAACTCTAACGCAGATTTACCCCCAACGGAAGTTGAGGATTTAGAATCTCCAGATTACAAGTCAAGCGGAGATGTTACAATCTACGTACCGCCATTTACAACGTACTACAAGTTCTATATTGCAAAGAAGAACGGAGATGACTTAGATCAACTTTCTTTAACAGGCGCAGACGACATAGTACTTTCGTTTGAAGACGGAGGTACTAAGAAGGTGTTCAATCACCAAAGAAGTAAGGACATTGACTTAGGTAAAGGTGAAGTTTTGTTCAAGATAGATGAAGCGAATGCTAGTGCAATTAGGGGTATGCAGAATAAACAGTTCTACATCTCCTCTAAGAGTGGATCAGACAACACAGTTATTGCCCACGGAAAATTTACTATTGAATAATGATTCTAAATTCTAGAAATAATTTATTCTCGTTTAGGTTTCCTAGAAACTTTATACCTGAGGAGGTAGCTAACAAGTATATCAAGTACTTGAACAGAATGCCGGGCAACTTGATGCAGAGGCCTATAGATTTTGTTAACTACTCTATTCAAGGTCTTAATGTTCCTGGAGTTTCCTTTGATCCGATCTCGTAAGCAGATAATGATGGTACAACTAGATATCATAGAGGCGCCATCCCTATTCAAAATACAGTGGAGAGACAGTTCACGGTTACTATGCAACTACTAGACGGTTACATCAACTACTGGATTATGTTGGACACTCTTCTTTACTACTATGCTAGAACTACTGAACCTCCTTTTACTGAGAACTTAGTACTTAGAATTATGGACGCTGAAGGTATTGGTATGGCTTCTATGGTCTTTGAACAACCAATTATGAACTCGATTAACGAGCTCAACCTTAACTTTGCAGAGAATGTCGCAGAGTTTAGTACGTTTGAAGTTACATTCTTCTACAACAAGCTCAACCTAAAGATAGAAATAGATTAATATATAGGATATGAAAACATTTTTGGAATACTTAAAGGAACAAAACATCTCCGATCAGGAAATGTCCATTCTATACGAAGGTCTACAGAGCGAGTGGACTGATGAGTTAGAGGCTAAGGTTGACGAGGCTATAGAAGATTTCGTATCCGAGTATAAACTAGAAGATGGAACGTATGACATCGACAGGTTCAACGACGAGATGACTAACGAAGGATTGTTAGGTTCTCTATTGGGCGGTCTTACTGGATTTGCATTAGGTAAGTCGGTTGGTAAGGTTATAGCTAAAGTATTGGGTATTCAAAAAGGAGTTTTATACGATCTACTAACTTCTAGACTTGTCGGCGCTGCTTTAGGCGCTTCACTCGGAAATAGAATATAACGTGAATTACGTAGCAGTTGATTTTTCACTCAACTCTCCTGGCATTTGTATCTACAATGACAAGAGTAAGAAGTATCAGTTTATAAGCTATATCAAGCCAAAGACTGGGACTAAAGCTGAACAAGCTTTTCAAGAAGACATATCTAAACTTAAGGATGTTGCCTTAATCTACCAGCCTGACTTTACAACGAGCGATGCGTACTCAAGTCAAGAGTTGAATAAGATTAAGAGGTATGACAAGATGGCCGATGATATCGTCAACCTTATTCTACAAGAATCTCAACAAGGCGATGGTTACACGATAGCATTTGAGGGTACAAGCTATGGCTCTAAGATGGGAACTAATAACATGATTGATATGGCCGCAGGCGCTGCAGTCCTCAAGTTAAAGATGTTAAAAATCTTCAAGCCAGAAGATATTCAAACGATTGCTCCAACTACCATCAAGAAGTTTGCAGGTAAAGGTAACATGAACAAGACTCAACTTTGTCAAGCTTTTTTAAATAATGTAAATGGAGATGCTTTCTTGATGAAGGGAGAATTATTTCATTTTGTAACTACAAATGTAGATTCTGAGAAGAAAATCCCAAAGCCGTTAGACGACCTCATCGATGCATATTTTCTTTCAGCTCTTTTAGCGTCAAAGGCTTAAAGCCTATTCTTTCCCTTGGGCTTAAAACCATTTATTGTATGCTAGTTGCCACATTCTGTTTCATTAAGAAACAAATTGATAATTAGATATATAAGATATGTTGATGAACGATTTAAATTATTCTCACATGGACTTATGTACGTACGAGTTCCTTCAGCTCAATAAGATCCTCAATAAAATGGTGTTTAGTAAGCACATTTCTCTAGAAGAAAAAGAAGAGCTACTACACAAATCAGGGCTGATTAAGCTAGAGGATGGCAGCTGGAGACAATACGACGAAGTAACAAAGTGTGAGTCTAAGTTATTTCTTTCTGAAACTCTTTAAAGTATTAAAGGTATAACAAGCAACTTAAAGCTAATTTTAAGGTATTAACAAATTAAAGGTTTTTTATTATGGCAGATTTTGATATTTTCAATCTCGGTGTTGAGGACGTAGAAACACACACTCAACAAACAACTACCTCAGCAAATGAGGTTTACAAGCCTACCGCAGATGACGGTAAGGACGGAACTTACAAGGCGCTCGTTCGCTTTGTTCCAAACCCAGCTAATCCGCGTAACTCTCTTATCCAGAAGTACGTTCACTGGTTGGTTGATTCTAATGGTGATGGCAAGATTGTCGACTCACCTCAAACTATCGGCGAGAAGTGCCCAATTGCAGATGTTTTCTGGAAGCTTCGTAAGTCCGATTCTGCTGTTGAACGTAAAGCTTCTGACAAGCTTAAGCGTCGTCAACAGTACTACGCACTAATCAAGATTATCAAGGATCCTCAGAATCCAGATCTTGAAGGTCAGTACAAAGTATTCAAGTTCGGATACAAGATTAAAGAGAAGATCGATGCTGAGTTGAAGCCAGACTTCGGTGAACCAACGCAGGTTTTCGACCTCTTTGAAGGTAAGAACTTCGAGTTGATTATTACCCGTCAAGGCGAGTACAACAACTACGATAAGTCTAAGTTCTCTGCATCTCGCTCTGCAGTCGTTGTTAACGGCGAACCAGCTGAGCGTAGCAAAGAAACTATGGAGACTATCAAGGCAGAACTCGAAGCTGCACCTGATTTGTCAATGTATGACTATCAAGCATGGGACGAGGACACTCGCGAGTTTGTTAACAACGTACTTCGCATGTACCTCAACCCTGGAGATTCTATCGCTGAAGTCACTCCAAGCGCTGCGCCTAAGACGCAAGCGAAGAAAGAGCCGGTCACCACTCCGGTCACTGCTACCACTGAGTCAACGTCAGACACTACTTCGGTCAGCACTGACGACGACCTTGATTCTTTCTTGAATGACCTCGACATCTAATCTTACAGAGGATCTAAAGCACAAGATAAAGCTCGCGCTTAAGGACGTAGTAGTACAACAACACTCTGCGCCTAACAAGCAAACACTACGGGACATGTCAGGACGAATAGTCTTGGCATGTCCTTATTGTGGTGATTCTCATAAGGATGATACTAAGAAGAGAGGTAACATATATTGGGACACTCTTCAGTATCACTGCTACAACTGTAGCTATCACACTAACTTGTATGGCTTCTTAAAGGACCATGGCGTTAGGATGCCAAACACTGGCGATTCGTTCGACGTCATCGACTATATTAAAGCTAACGAGAGAAGTGTTAAGAAAGTCGAGACTCTTCGTCAC